AAAAAATTGTATTTCTAAAAAATCAACTATATATTAATGTTCAGAGAGCGCGGGTATGATGTAGTGGTAGCCTGCAACTTTGCCAAAGTTGATGTGAGAATTCGATTTTCTCTACCCGCTCCACTTTTAGAAAATTCTTATATATTTATAAGAATGGAAACAAATAAGAAACTAAATGACTTAAAAAATAAATTGAGTCAATTACAAGATGAGTTGGAAACAAAAGATAATAATCCAATTGAATCTAATAGAATTCGTCGTGAAATATCAATTCTTATTAAAGATATTAAAAGAGAAGAATTAAACCAACCTGTTTCAGTTGAAAGAGGCAAAGAATTATTTGCTAATATGAGACGAGAACTTGGTTTGGATGAAACAATATCTTATAGACAATTTTTTGATCTTTAACATTTTATGGGCATATACTGGTCTCGATTTAAGATATTTGACTAGTTAGGCGTGTAGAGGATGATAGTTGGCCTCTTAAAATTTCTATCGAAACATTAACTGCTGAAGATAATGTAATTAGCTATAACTTCACCTCCCGTGATGCAGTAGCATTGGCAGCCTAATCGGCTGCACATTCAATATAATGATGTCTGATAATTATGTTGGGTGTAAAATATCAGGCTATATCAACAATTTGATTTGCGTTGTTGATTGAGTATTTTGTAAATCTTTAGAACAATTAGTTTTGACATTTAATATAATTGTTCTTAACAACTAAAAAATGTATACACACGTAGGCTGATTATGATAGTGTTTTAAAGACAAGGGTTCGACTCCCTTTATGTCCACCAATTTGGTGAAATAGTAAATAAAATATAATATATATGACAAAACAAGAAGCAGAAAAGAAAGTGTATGAATTGACAGAAAAGTTAATCTTTGTAAAGAAAGATTTCAAGGATGTAGCTGCTGGTTATAAAGAGAAGATGAAAGAGATTGAATCTGAAATTAAAGCAATTGTTGAAGAAACTAGTGCAATTCCTCTAGCATCATCTAAAGATATTGATGGTGATGATGAATGATTTAATTTATGACTGGTTATCATAAATTTTTAAATAAAACCAAACATTAACAATTAAACTATAAATTAATATGTCTAAAAAGACTACTAAGAAAGAACATAGTGTAGTAGATAACAACAGTAATACAGAACAAAAGTGTTATGTAGTTACTCGTAGTGGGTTGAGAGTCAGTGAATTGGTATATACCAATAAAAATGATGCAAAAACTGAGTATGATCATTGGTTCGGAATTCTTAAAAAATGGCCCGATGGTACAAAAATAGAACTAGTAGAGTATAACGAAACTAAACACAAGGTTTCCTAATATAATGACTATAAGTTTAATTAAACGCTATTAAAGTTATTTTAATAGCGTTTTTTTGTTTTTTGTAACATTACTTTTGATATTTATATTTGTATGCCAAAAGCATCCAGATATAAATTATACACGTTACCTTGTAATTTTAATGAAATGAATAAATTCATTGAAATTAATAAAATTCAAATGATGGAACATGTCGTTTCTTCAATTGAATATGCAATTAATAAAAAATTAAATTTCGTCGAGGTTTTTAATTTTAAAAATTCAGATTTTGTTGTTACATTACCGATAAGTCAATTCAAAGAAAATTTGGAAAATGTATACACTTATTATATTGAAAGGGAACACTATGAATTGTGTATAAGGGTTAAATCAGTTGAAAATAAATTAAATTCAATTTTAGATAAAATTACTCATGAAAAAAAAGAAAAATCTTCAAAAAGGAAAAAATGACATTTCACATAATCCCTCAATTAATGAATATCATAGTAATGAACCAAAAAGTGATACAAGTCCAGTTGTATATCAAAGAACAAAATTAAAACATGAGTTATCAATATTTGAACGAGAACTAACAGAAAAACAAAAAGAATTTATAAATATATCATTAAGTAAAGATACAAAAATGATGTTTATTAGTGGTCCCGCAGGGACTAGTAAAACTTATATAAGCATTTACTCTGCTTTAAAATTATTAAATCAAAAGAAAGTAAGTGATTTACTTTATATAAGAAGTGCAGTAGAAAGTGCAGATAGTAAAATCGGATTTTTGCCAGGTGAGGCAGATGAAAAAATGGCTCCATATATTCAACCATTATTGGAAAAATTATCCGAATTGTTACCAAAAAGAGATATAGAAATATTACAAAAAGAAGATCGTTTAGACAGTATTCCACTTGGATTTTTGAGAGGATTGAATTGGAATGCTAAATGTATTATTGCTGATGAAGCTCAAAATATGACTACTAAAGAATTAACTACTTTAATTACAAGAGTAGGAGAATTTAGTAAAATATTTATATTAGGAGATCCTGACCAAAGTGATATTAATGGAAAAAGCGGATTTTTAAAAATAATGAATGCTTTTGATGATGATGAAAGTAAACAAAACGGTATTTATACATTTAAATTTACTGAAGAAGACATAGTTAGAAGTGGTTTAGTAAAATATATTGTTAAAAAATTAAAAAAATGTTAAACTATAATGATATATATATCTATTAAATATATATGTCCAATAGTAAGAAAATTACTGATCTAGCTTCTTATACAGATTCACAAGTTCAATCAAATGACTTGTTGTTTATTACTGATATTGCAGCTCAAGAAACAAAAAAAATTACAGCAATTGATGTTGCGGATTATGTAATTAGTGCAAAATCCTCTTCAATTTATAATGGTAATTATACAGGAAGTTTTTCAGGATCTTTTACTGGCAGTTTATTGGGAACTAGTAGTTGGGCAACAAATGCTTTAACTGCAGCTTATGCTGCTAGTGGAGGTGGTTCGGGTGAATCAAATACTGCAAGTAATATTGGATCTACAGGTATTGGATTATTCAAACAAAAATCTGGTGTAGATTTACAGTTTAAAAATATTAGTGCAGGTTCAAATGTTTCTTTAACAGATGATACAGTAAATAATGTAGTTCAAATTAATTTGACAAGTACTCTCACATCTCCTGGTGGTACAACTGGAAATGTACAATTTAATTCTAATGCGGGAACATTTGGTGGAAATTCAAATTTTTCATGGGATACTACTAATAACAATAAATTAACAGTAGTCGGAAATATATCTTCTACAACTTTTAGTTCTAGCGTAATAAATGCAGTTGGATATTTTGGTACTGCAAGTTTTGCTGTTTCATCTTCTAATAATGCGATATCGGCCAGTTATTCATTATCATCCAGTTATTCTTTATCATCCAGCAACGCTGTAACAGCGAGTTATGTAAGCACTCCAAATGGTATTTTAAGTGTATATGGTGAAGTTAATAACACTGCAGCAACAACTAAGGTTCAGTATCCTACATTTTATTCAGGATCTGGAACAATTTCTAAAACAGTTACACCAAAGACTACAACATCAAAGTTTTTAATTACAATAACGGTTAATATATCTGTTTTTGGTGGATCAGGATATGGATATGGCAGTTTATTTAGAGATTCAACTTTATTAGTAGATAAATTTATTTGGTCTGACGGTGGTATTGCTTTTGGAAATACTGTTACATATGTTGATACAGCTACAGATTTATCACCAAGAACATACAACGTGAAATATTCAACTAATGGTGGAGATACAATTTATATTAACAGTTATGCAGGCACGATTACTATGCCATCTACACTTTCAATTTTAGAATTAAATCTTTAAAAATAGACTATGCCAACAACGAGTATAAAAATTAGTCAATTAGATCCAATTGCCAGTTTAACTGGCAGTGATTTTTTTCCTATTGATCAAAGCAGTTCAATAAAGACTTATAGAGCTAGTTTGACACAACTACAAAATTTGTTTTCCACAGGAAGTTTCACGGGATCTTTAACTGGTAGAATTACAGGTACAGGTACTTCTCCACAGTTTGTTGGTACAAGTAGTTGGGCAATTAGTTCAAGTAGATCTATTAGTTCATCATATTCTGATTTGTCAAATAGTAGTAGTTATGCATTAAGTTCGTCTAGAGC